ATGTGGTCGCTTTTCTTGCCTTTCCAGCCAAAGCCCATTGAGGCCTTCGCATTCATTTTGTGGAGCGATGACACCTCGGAATCACCAGCGCAAACGCTGGTAATATCTAAAGGTCTCGCTTCCCACTTAATGTCAGCGTCGGATATTTTCTCCCAGAAATTTTCCACAGCCTTCTCTACTCTCTCCACATGCATAACGGGGCTTGATTGGAATGCCTTCTCCGCCCACTTGTGGTAGGGGGAATAATAACCCATTGGAGATTTTTCATCAGGGTGAGCCCGAAAATCGGGTACACCCCAAAGATACTCTCCATCGGCGTTCTTCGTAGGCACTCCTAGCATGTCTGCGTAAGGAGCAGTAGGCAAAAAAGACATCTTGGGTGAGGTACTGAAGAACTGCATATTCTTTACAGTCCCAGCATACCCAATGTTGCCCCTCTGCCAGTTGAGAAAACTACGGGAGCCCGGTAAGCCAAATACAGGATCAATTCCATCGAGGTCGAAAGGTTGAATATCGCCCTCGGAAGCCAATGGCGCGAGGGTACGGTTTTTCCTGAGTTTAGCTATAGCTGACTCTATCTGAGGGCGAACAAATGAGGTGGCAGCGCAAGTAGCGTCACCATCCTTCGATGCTCCTCCAAAGTGAAAACCTGCCAAAACTGTCACATTTCCTTTAACCTGAACCAAGGGTATACCACACATACCATTCGCATGATTCGGGTTTAAGTACATAATCGGATGCTGTACTATTGTGTCGGTGTCGTCAACGGGGACGTCACGACCGAAATGTGACTCAATCTCCCTAACACCAGTAGGGAAGACTTGAAATGACGGGATCTTCACGGAGCTCCACAAATTAGAGACCGTCTGAGACTCCAAAGCATCTGGGATGTATCCCAAAAAGTTCTTAGAAGTTAAACCGGCTACGTAAACAGCGGTGATGTCATTGCCTATGTCAAAAGAATCCTTATCGGACAAATTATTGTAAACTAAACGGTTCACCATTGTAGCTGTTTCTCCACTTGAGCACACGTGGTGCTCCAAAATGATGGATAACGAGCCGGCAAAGACGTGAGTATTAACCAATATAATCTCCGGGCAAACTGCTAACGCGTGGGCGTTCATGGCAGTGCCATCTGGTCTGATAGCTTGTATAGACCAAACATGCTTACGCAATTTGTTTAAGAGATGATCAGGAGGTAATATACTCTTCTCTGCGGATTGAACAGTCATGAGTGAGGGAGCTGTCCATGTTGAGTTTCGCTCTCCAGTAGGTGTCATACGAGATGTAGTGACATTCATTTGCGCAAGGCGACTGGTGAACTCAGATGGCGATAACTTCTCACCGAGCATTTTAGTTTGGGCCATGCCCTCGTGGCTCAATCGGGTGCGCATGTAGCGCACAATAGAAAGACAAATGCCAGCTGATGCTGGAACAATCAAAATTCTAATACCCCAATTGAGATACCACTGAACGTTATTAGCTCGGGCGACGGTCACAGATGTGCACAACCGCCTCTCATATCTGTCCTGGTCGGTTTCGTACCCACGGATCTGTGCTGTAAGATCGATAATACCGAACTTGATCATTGACTTACCAAATAGAGATAACTTCATGGTGTAATCGTCAATGAGGCGGGTGGAGC